ATATACATCTCAATCAGAACAATGGGCAAAAAATAATTATCCTAATGATCCTTTAATTTTAGAAGAATTAAGTGGAATTTATCCTCAAACTTATTGGAAACAAACATCTTATAATACAAGGGCTGGAGTACATCAATTAGGTGGAACTCCAAAAAGAAAAAATTATGCAGGTGAGGGAATGTTTTATGATTCTCAAAAAGATGCTTTTTATTGGCCAAAAACTACAGCTTCTTGGATTTATAATGATCAAAAAGGTGAATTTGAACCCCCTGTAGCAAAACCAAATGTTTATCAAATAAACAATAAACCTATTCTTCCTGAATGGGATGAAGAAAATTTAAGATGGATTGGTATTACATTAAATCTTGTTAATGGACAAGATAATGCTGCTCCTTATAATAGTTATTACTGGAATCCTAATAGTTCTTCTTGGATTCAAATCTAGACTTTAATTAATATTTTATGTATTACTTTATCAGAAATGATAAAAATTTTAGAAAATTTTATACCTAAAAATTTACAAGATCATTTTGAAGTAGTATTAAGTTCAAATAGATTTCCTTGGTATTTTCAAGAATCAGTTACTAATGATTTTACTTTAAATAAAAAAAATTACAAAGATAGTTCTTTTCTTGCACATGTATTTCATAGAAATGATAATGGAGGATATTCTGATATTCATTTAGTAGAAAAATTTGGAGTTATTAGATATTTTGCAGAAGAAAAATTAAATATATCAATAAAAGAAGTAATTAGATTACAAACTAATTTAAATTTAAAAAGACCTGATTTTAAAGATTCTGAACATCATGGTATTCATGTAGATGAAACTCCAAACGCTATTTCAAAAAGTTTATTATATTATGTTAATGATTCAGATGGGGATACTTATTTTTATTCAAAGGATGGAAAATTATTAAAAAGAATTTCACCTAAAAAAGGAACAGCTCTTTATTTTAATTCTAATTTTTTTCATGCATCAAGCCCACCAAGAAAAACAAATAAAAGAATAGTTATTAATTTTGTTTTTAATATATGAAAGTATTAGGTGTAAATATTTCTCACCATGCTTCTACTGCTTTTTATGATGGTAAATTAAAACATTATTATGAAGAAGATAGATTTAAAAAAATAAAATATTGGGAACCCTCAAAAGAAGATTATTATTATAATACAATAGATAAATTATTAAAATTAAAACCTGATATTATTGTTTATGCTTCTTATGATAAAAATTATAGAAGATATAAAAATTTTATTTTTACAAAAGATGAAGAATTAATTAACTTAATACATAAACGATTTAAAAAAATAAAGTATTTTTTTAACCCAGATTATCATCATATTTATCATGCTACATGTGGTTTTTATTTTTCAAAATTTAACGAAGCTATTTGTATTGTAATGGATGGAGGAGGTTCACAACCTACTTCACATGGTTATCAAGAAATGAATAGTATTTATGTTTTTAACAAAAAAGAAATATTTTTAAAATATCAAATGCAGTCTAATATTAGATTTTGCATAGGAGGGGATAGAGAAAAATATTCTGATTATACTAAAGATGTTAAATTTGGGGATATTGATATTCATTTTTGTTCTAAATCAAATCCTCCATATGAATTTGGAGATTTATGTTTGGATTTAGGAATGAATGCTGGTTATGATTCTGGTAAAGTAATGGGTTTATCAAGTTATGGATATTCTAAAAAAAAATACAACTTAGATTATGTTAAAGTAAAAAAAGCAAAAAAACTACAAGAAAAAAGCTTTGAATATACCTGTGCTTTAATTGATAAAGCACTTTCTTATTCAAATATTAAAAACATAGTATTATCAGGCGGGTATTTTTTAAACTGTGTTAATAACTTTAAATATGTGAAAAAATATCCTCAATTAAACTTTTTTGTAGATCCTGTAGCTCATGACGGTGGAACTTCTATAGGAGCGGCTATATTTTATAATGATTATTACAAATATTAATAAAGCTGTTGATTTATTACTAAATCAAAAAATTGTTGCTTTATTTCAAGATTATAGTGAATGGGGGCCAAGAGCTTTAGGAAACCGATCTTTGTTATTTGATCCTAGAAATATTAAAGCTAAGGAGATTGTAAATAAAATTAAACAAAGAGAATGGTGGAGACCTTTTGCTGGGACTATACTATTAGAACATGTGCATGATTGGTTTGACATTGGATCTTTAAAAGAATCTCCATATATGTCTTTTGCTGTACTAGCAAAAAATAAAGCTAAAAAAGAAATACCATCTATTATCCATGAAGATAATACATGTAGAATACAAACCTTATCTTATAAACAAAATCCAAGATTCTATGAATTGATAAATAAATTTTATAAAAAAACTAATGTTCCAATTTTATTAAATACATCATTTAACTTAGCAAAAGAACCTCTAGTTGAGACTTTACTGGATGCTAAAAATGTTATACAAAGATCAGAGTTAGAATACATATACTACCCACAATGAATTTAAATAATTACTATTATTATTTTAAAAAAGCTATTCCAGAAAGAATATGTGACGAAATTATAAGGTATGGAAATCAACAAAGAGAAGAATTGGCAGTAATTGGTGGTTTTACTAAAAATACAAATCTTACTAAAAAAGAAGAGAAAATTTTAAAAAAAACTAGGGATTCAAATGTAGCTTGGTTAAACGATCAATGGATATATAATGAAATTATACCTTATGTTAATCAAGCAAATAAAGACTCTGGTTGGAATTTTCAATGGGACACTTCAGAAACGTGTCAATTTACAAAATATAGATTAAACCAATATTATCATTGGCATTGTGATAGTTTTCATTCTCCATATAATACTCCAAATGATTTAACAAAACATGGAAGAATAAGAAAATTATCTGTAACAGTTTCATTGTCAGATCCAAAAGAATATAAGGGAGGAGAACTTCAATTTGATTTTTATAATGAAAAAAGAAAAAAGAATATAGTGACTTGTAAAGAAATATTAGAAAAAGGATCTTTAGTTGTATTTCCTTCTTTTGTTTGGCATCAAGTAAAACCAGTTACAAAAGGAACAAGATATTCATTGGTTATTTGGAATTTAGGAAGTCAGTTTAGATAAAATGGAAACTAAAAAAAGAACAGTAATTAGGATGATAACTTATAGAATAACCGCTTTAATATTTACTATTATATGGACTTATATTTTTACAGGGAATCTTTTAAATTCAGCAGGTTTTGCAATAGCTTTGCATTTTTTATTAAGTATAGATTACTATATTCACGAAAGAATGTGGTTAAAAATTAAATGGGGTTTAAAAAAATGAAAAAAATAATTATTGTAGGTGGTGGATCTGCTGGATGGATGACAGCTTCAACTTTAATAAAAGTGTTTCCTAATTATGATATTTCTTTAATTGAATCCACAAATGTACCAACCGTTGGAGTGGGAGAAAGCACAATTGGTGGTATAAAAAATTGGGCTACTTTTTTAGGAATAGATGATAAACATTTTTTAAAACACACTGATGGTAGTTATAAATTAAGTATTAAATTCACAGATTTTTATAAAAAAGGAGAAGCTTTTCATTATCCATTTGGATCACCTTTTATTTCTGGAAATAAGGCAGAGCTTAATGATTGGTGGTTTAAAAAATTTCTTTATCCAAAAGTTCCTCATTCAGATTATGCAGATTGTCATTATCCTCAAATGGCCTTAGTTAATCAAAATAAATGTTTTTACAATGAGTTTGGTTTTTTACCTTTTGATTTTAAAAAAGACACCGCATATCATTTTGATGCATCTAAATTTGCAATATGGCTTAAAGACAATTATTCATTACCAAAAGGTGTAAAACATATTCAAGAAGACATTGTTTCTATTGAACAAGATGAGAATGGAATAAAGTCATTAAATAACAAATATACGGCTGATTTATATATAGATTGTACTGGGTTTAAATCTTTATTATTAGGAGAAACTTTAAAAGAACCTTTTGAATCTTATGCTGATTTACTTCCTAACAATTCAGCTTGGGCTACACGGATACCATACAAGGATAAAGAAAAAGAACTTGTTGGATACACAAATTGTACTGCAATAGAAAATGGATGGGTATGGAATATTCCATTATGGTCAAGAATAGGAACAGGATATGTGTATTCAGATAAATTTATAGATGATGATAGTGCATTAAAACAATTTAAAAACTATTTAGGAACAGAAGATTTAGAATTTAAAAAAATAAAAATGAGAGTAGGCATACATAAAAGATTATTTGTTAAAAATGTATGTGCGATAGGTTTAGCAGCAGGATTTATAGAACCATTAGAAAGCAATGGACTTTTTTCAGTACATGAGTTTTTATTTAATCTTATTAAAAATTTAAAAAGAGATAAAACATCTCAATGGGATAAAGATAACTATACTTTTCAATCAAAAAAATTATTTAGAAATTTTGCAGAATTTGTAGCTCTGCATTATGCCTTGTCTCAAAGAGAAGATACTGAATATTGGAAACATAACTTTAATAAACAATGGGAAGAAAAATTAATCAATTTAAATCCATCTATGTTAGGGGGGTTTTTAGAAGCAGCTATTTTAAAAGATATCAGATATCATTTTAGTAATGGGGGTGGTTTTCATTGTATAGCTGCAGGAATGCATTGGGGACCAACTAATATTGAATCTATTTTATATACAAATGTTCATGAAACTTTAAATAATTTTAAAAAGAAAGTATTACCTAATATAAATAATATGAACTTACGTAAAAAGACATGGGAAAGATTAGTTAAAGATGAGACTAGTTTATTTGAATTTCTTAGAAAAAACATATATAAAGATTAAATGGAAGAAGAAGCTATAAAGACTGAAATTTATTTTCAAACACCTATTTATTTAGTGGACATACCACAATGGGTTAAACCTATTAACAAAATATCTGATAGATATATTAAAAAAGCAATTAAAAATAATAAAAAATTAATAAAAGAAAGAGAAAAATTATATAAGAAAAAAATAAATGATTTTGGTTTAACACATCATTCAGAGCCTATGTTTATAGATCCTGAAATGAAAACTTTTACAGATTATGTCTCTGGGTTTTCACATAAACTTTTAGATCATCAAGGATTTGATATGTCTTCTTATAATTTAATATGGAATGAATTATGGGTACAAGAGTTTTCAAAAAAAGGAGGCGGATATCATAATAATCATATTCACTCAAATAACCATATTTCAGGTTTTTATTTTTTAAAGTGTTCAGATAAAACTTCTTATCCAATATTTCATGATCCAAGACCAACTAAATTAATGACTCAATTAAAACAAAAAGATGAATCACAAGCAACATTATCTAGTGAAAAAATTAATTTTAAAATTTCTCCTGGTACACTAATAGTGTTTAATTCTTATTTAACTCATGAATTTGTAATGGATCCAGGAATAGAACCTTTTAGATTTATACATTTTAATATACAAGCAATACCAAAATTATGAGTTTCAAAAAAAATAAATACATAGTTTTACGATCAGTTATACCTTTTGAATTGGCAGATTTTATATATTCTTATTTTTTATTAAAAAGAAAAGTTTCTGAAACATTGTTTAATACTAGACATATTTCTCCATTTACTGATTATTTTGGAATATGGAATGATCAACAAGTTCCCAACACTTATTCTCATTATTCTGATATTGTAATGGA